CTGGGCGGCGACGATGCTCTGGCACTCCGGGCAGGTTTTCGTTGGCGCTACGGCAGCGCCTTTGCCTTTCTTGCTGGGGCGCCATGGCCGCACCTGATCCACCGGGCCATGGCGCGACACATTGCCAGCGAAATCCAATACCAGACAGTTTTCTTTGCCGGGTGCTGTACGCATGCCTCTGCCTGCCATTTGCACGTATAGGCCAGGCGATGCAGTCGGGCGCAAGAACGCCACAAGGTCAGTGGCTGGCGCGTCAAATCCTGTTGTCAGTACATTGGCATTGGTCATCGCCCGCAGGCGGCCGGCCTTGTAATCCTCCAGCATGGCTTCGCGCTCGGTCTTCGGTGTGTCGCCTGTTACACAGCCGGCCTCGATACCCTGGCGCTGCAGTTCCTCCTGCACGTGCTTGGCATGACGCACGCCTGAGCAGAACACCAGCCAGGAGCGGCGGGATGCCCCGTAGCGGATAATCTCAGCAACAGCCGAGCGGGTTAGTTCCTCCTGATCGGCGACTGCCTCCAACTCCTTGGCCACGAATTCACCCTGCCGGATATGCACGCCTTCCAGGCTGATGGCAGCATCTGTCTGCTTGGACACCAGCGGCGCCAGGTGGCCTTTGTCTAGCAGCGTCTGGATCGACAGCTCATAGGCCACATCATGGAAGATGTGCTGCTCGCCATAGGTGATGTCGCCGGAGCCTGTGCGGAATGCGGTGGCAGTCAACCCAATTACCTTGAGCGCAGGATTGATCTGGCGAAGCGCATCCAGGAAGCGCCGATACATGCCGTCATTTTTGGTGTTGATCAGGTGGCACTCGTCCACGATAACGAGATCAAAATGCCCAAGTTCATTCGCCTTGCGATGCACTGACTGAATCCCGGCAAAAATGATCGGGTCGAAAATATCGCGGCGGCGAAGGCTTGCCGAATAAATGCCAGCCTGCGCATCTGGCCAGATCGCTTGCATGCGGTCGTGGTTCTGCTCTATCAGTTCCTTAACATGGGTCAGGATCAGCACACGCTGGCCAGGCCAGCGCTCAAATACGCCACGCACAAAGGCCGCAATCACCACCGACTTGCCGGCACCTGTTGGCAGGATAACCAGCGGATTGCCATCGCTTTCGTTGAAATAGGCGTACAGGGCGTCGATGGCGGCTTGTTGGTAGTCGCGTAATTGCATGGTGATCTAATGTGTCTCAAACATATCTATTTGCGGAGAATCTAGTCTCAACTTTTGCTGTCTCAACATTTCAGCTTGGTCTGATACTGGGCGAGCAAAGCCGAGCGAATATAAATTATGGTCATTTCTAAGAATTGCCACGGCAATTGACTTCCAACTTGGCGCACGGTTTGTAGATGCAAGCCCAGGAGGCAGTTCGTTTGGTATTCCATTATTCAAATAACAACGCTTTTCCCATACTTCCAGGTAATCCGACACGCGCTGCATAAGCGTATTCCCACTCGGCAATAGCTCGTTCTGCCTCTTTATTTGCCAAAAATTGCTGCTCATCTGTTAATTCCTTCCAAGCTTCCCTGACAACACTTTCAGGCAGCCTGTGTGCCAAAGCGCAAGCCGCGTGTCCTAACCAAGCCTTTCTGTTTAGCGAGTAATCGGTTAATGCGTTTTCGCAACTGATCGGCCATTCTTTTGTTACCTTCCGCATGTATTTGCCGTACTCAACATGATTTGAAGTGAAGGCTATTGCCTGCAACAACTGTGTTTTGTGCTGAACGGGCCTATCCCACATGCCGTATTTGATCTCTTCCCAATTGCCACAGGGATGCCAAACACGTTTAAATCTGTACTTCTGGTTCTTCCTCAATGCTCTGTTCCTCCATGTGCTCAATATCCCAACTTTGAGAAAACTGGTTATTTGCAAACAAAGCGGCAACGCCAGTTATTTGCTTCAGTCTCAGCAATTCATCAGGCGACATGCCTATGTGCTTACAAATCCAGCGATCGCTTTTGCCAATGTCTACCAGTTCGGCAACAATCGAAGACATTAACTCAATGTTGTGCGACCCCCTGGCGCGGTTGTGTCGGATAGTAGAAGCCATGCGCTCTCCAATAGCTTTGTCAATCACGACTATCGGAAGATGCTCTTTCTCGCGCTCTCTAATTCGATCTGACTCGCGCATGGTCCGCCACCTGTGGAAACCGTCGACTACGATGTACTTGTCTTGCTCGTTGTCGTAGAAGGTCACAACAGGCTGGGTATATCCGTCTTCCCAAATAGAGGTTTCCAAAAGCTCCATTTCTGGCGGAGCAACCTTGTTTGGGTTGTAGTCGTTTGACTTGACTCGATCCATATGGACCCGGCGAACGTCATAAACTGGACTTTTGTATTCCAGAGCCGGAGCATATGAACCGTCTTCGCGGTGCACTTCGCTGCCCGTCAATGGCGGGTTGAATACGCAAATCAATACAGTTTCTTCTAGTGCTTCAAATTGATGCTCTTCGTGCGCATCAAGCACATAAGTCGTATCAGGTGAAATGGACCAATATTCACCTGTCCCGACATTGGTCAATAACCCTTTGCCGCTGACGCAATAACAGCTTTCCAGGTGGTGCTTGTAATGCCAGCGGTGCGGCTTTCCTGGATACACAACGGTCTTTGTTAGCGTGTATCCCATGTCGTCTTCTTCCAGCAAAATGCGGTGCGATGTAAACCCGTCTTTTGGGCATTGCACTACACGTTCTTTAGGCAGCTCGTTTGTATGGACAACTTTCATTTTGATAAAACCCCATATTTGCGCTGTATTAGTTTTTGCGCATTCATTTGTTCTTTGGTTGGCGCCAGGCCAAGGTATTTGCATGTGTGGTCATTTTTTAGAACAGTAATTGCGAATCGCTTCCACGAAGTCACCGAGGCGTTATCGCTTTTCAACTCATCTAAATGATCTGGTGGAACTTTGATCCGAACTCTACGCAACAGATTTTTCCCGTGCGGAGTTACACCGTTAATTGAAAACTTTATTTTTGGAATTTGCCTTAGCTGCTCAATTATCGGTTCTGGTAATCCACGCCCCACCCTGCCCCAGAATTTGATTGATTGAATGAAGCGAGCTTTAAAATTTACAGATGATTTCTCCGGAAGCGTGTCGAGCAAAAACCGTACAAAGGATTTCCATGTGTGCCCTTCTGGCAAAGAAAAGCTGTGATATGAAAGCTGTTTGCCATAAGTAGCGATAAAGTTTGCTCCTTGGACACGCGCACAAAGGCGTGACCAAACGCCAGGATCAATTACACGGTAAAGGTTAAGAGAGCTTTTGCTTTCGCTCATGAACGGGCTAGCAACGCGCATTTTATGTACTGGCACGCCGGCCATATAAAAAACGTCATACAGCTTGTTGTAGTCCCATCCAAACAACGCATTTGCTGTCCACACGTCTTCTGTGCGCCAGTCATATATTGGGTAGCAGTTATAGGTGTGGGCGGTGTTTTTTTTCGTCCAATACTTGCCGCCAAACATAGCTTTGTCTGAATTCATAATTGCGCGGAATCGATTGAGACTTTCCGATGTGCGTATACCAATCAGATTTGCGCAAGATTCTCCTTGGCTATACCACTCTGCGAACATGTCCCAAAAGTGGTCGTACTGCATGTTTTCAATAAACAGGTCGCCGAATGGGTGGTTCTCGATATTCACGATGTAGTCTTGTTCAGGCATAGGACGAACCCATCGCGCTTGGTCTTTAGTTCCCCAGCATTGCCAGTCAATTTCATAGGCACTTACGGTGCATGGCAATGTAATTGGAAGGCAGCACCAGTACACATCTAACAGGTCGCGATTCTCACTAATAATGCGATGCATGAATTCAAGAGAATATGAATAGTTCGCCTCATTATCGAGAATTTGCACACCAATTTTTTTAGTGATCCCATTCTCAAGCATGTACTGCAAGCAAAGATTTAACAGCACACCAGAATCTTTTCCTCCGCTAAAACTTACGTAAACGCGCTCAAAATTATCAAACACAAATGCAATTCGTTCGCGCGCCGCTTCGTAGACATCAAGATGTTTTTTGTATACGCGTAGAGACTTATTTTTTTTACCTGTCATTTCCCTTCTCTTTCATTGTCAAAATCCCCACACAACCTCAGCGGCTTCGGCCAAAGCGCAAGCCGCACATAATTTGACTTGGCAAAGCCATCCTTCCAGGTGGTGCGCAGTTGCTGATACTTCATCCCTTCACCGCCCACGGTGCAGGCACCGATGCCAGCGCGGCTGTTTTCGTTTCTTCGGTAGTGGCGGCACTCTCCGCAGGCAACCAGGGGGCGCTGGTACTCGGCGGCTGGCTCTGGTTCTGGTTCGCACCAGGTGCCGCCGATGGCTTTTTTATATCGAGCACCTCAGGCACCAGCCCGGCACGGCCGAGCGCCTTGATCTCTGCCGATGTGTAATAGTTGCCGCCGTTGCGGAATGTCGTTTCTCCGGCGCGGTACTCGATCCAGTTGCCAGCCTGATCAGCGTCGACGGCCTCGGCGAAGTGAATCAGCGCGGGAATGTAACGATGCTCCGGGCATTCGCCGCCCTGGCGCTGGTGCTTGGTGCTCAGATCGCAGCCAAAGTGGGCGCAGGACCAGCGGCCATTGCCGTCAAGTTCCGGCGTGGCATGTACGCAGGTTCGGCAGTTGATTTCCGGCAGTTCGCCTTCGTGGCAGATCGCCTGGTGATCGCACCACTTGCACTGATACCAGTC